GTACAGGCCGGCTTGATCTACAGTCACCTTTGACGGGAGATCGCCTGTCATGGCGGTTGACGTTACGGTCTGAGATGCGCTTACCGTGTAGGTTCCAGTGCCGCCAGTTGTACCCGTAAGCTGCGCAACGATGCGAGTCCCAGCCGTAACGCCAGTGCCAGAAATCTGCATTGACGGGAAGATAGACCCCGCAGAGATGGCCGATACCGTCAATGTCGTGGTTGCAATTGATCCGGTAAACGATGCGGTGCGAGACTGCACAGACACGCCGTTGCTAAAGTCTGTCGTGTTGAATCTGAAGTAGTACGCAACCGCTGTCGATCCGTCAGTCTGATCTGTGTTGTCCTGAAACGCACCATAAGGCGTGTTGAGGTACTTGCCGCCGCGAGGAGAGAGCAGCGTCGAGATGATGTTATTTAGCCGCGTGAAGTAGGTGCGCAAAACGCCGTTATTCTGATCGACGTAGTTGGTGTCATAAGCAGGAGGAGCAGATCCCAGATCAGGATTGCCCGGCGCTTGCAGTTGCTGATAAAGGTTAGTTGCCATCAGTCAGATAGGAAGAGTGCTCGTTCACCTTTGCGGCGCTTGACTAGACCCGGCAACTCTTTGCCTCCGGCCTTTGTCCACAGCAAAAATGAATCTGCGGCTGCTTGCCATTCCTCTCGTTGAATCTTCATGCGAATCGTGCTTCTCTGGAAGTTGCCCAAGCCTACATTGAAGCTGAAAGAGACACAAGCGTCGAACTTACTTTGACGGCCAGCAAGATTAGGAGCGAGTCGTAAAACACCACGCTCAAAGTTCTCAAGGTCTTTAGCAAGTATTGCATTGACTTCATCCATGCTTAGAGTTCGATCCCAGCCAGCGGGAATCGGTAGAGTCTTGCGTTCTTCAAATGGCACCTTGATGTGACTCTGGTCAATGACATGGCCCACGCCCACAGTCCAGAGCAGCGCCGGGCAGCGGTATGGCTTAACCCGCACGCCCTCATCGTGCTTAATCATCTGGATGAGCCGGTCTGAGACTTTCATTTGCCAAATGCTCGACCACCAAAATGAAAGGCGATGATGCTGGCGAACAATGTCGCAGTCTCGGCATCCCACAGCATATCTGCCAACTCCTTGAAGTCCACGCCGCGAGTCCAGCCGTACCAGAACAAGCCCAGGTCAATCGCCACCAGCAGGAAGAAGAACCCGTAAGTGATGACCGGCCTGACGCTGGCTCGCAGGTTCTTCATCCATGTCGAGGTGCCTTCGTTAAGGCTCATGTCGTGAGCATAGATCGCCTGCATCTCTGCCTGCTGCGCCTGGATAAGCGTTTGCTGAGCCTGCATCTCGGCATTTGCTTGAATCTGATCTAGCCTGATCTCCTCGACCCTTGCCTGAGCAGCATAGCCGCGCTCTAGCATTTGCAGTTCGCGCTCGGTCTGCATCTTCGCTAACTCTAGTTCGTGCCTCTTGTCTGACTTGTCTTGGAAGAAGTCGAGAATCTTGGGGAGGCCACCCATCAGGAAGGAGACAACGGTAGAGAGAAGGGTCAACATATCAGACTCCAAAGTAACCGAAAGACATGAGGCCGGCACCGATCAAACCGACAGCGGCGCTCGCCCAAAACAATGGCATCGTCACTGCCAAGATGGCAGCAGTAGATAGCACGATGGCAATCTGAAAGGCTGATCCCGCATAGGTGTAGTAGGGGCTTCGCTCCTTCGCCTTGTCGCGCTCCTCCTCCAGATCATGCGCCTTAGTCGTGATGTCCTCCATGTCCATCTTCATCCTGGCGGCATCATCTGCTCGGCCAGCAACGTCATAGACAACAGAGCGCACATTCTTGGCTTGATACCAAGCCCACATATTGTTAGCCTGGATGGTGTTGGTGAGAACCTTGCTGCTGTTGCTGCTGCCGATCATCGTATTGATGGCGAGCATCGCCGCGAAGATCGTTACCGTGATCGCGGCCCGCTTCTTGATGATGATTTCTAGCTCTGATCTAGTCATTACCAGTTGAACCCAGTTATCACAGCCCAGATGGTTACTGCGATTGCAGCACCACCAACAACAAGGCCAACCAACAGGATGATGACCTCTTCAATCTCGGCTTCACGCCTCTTTGCGGCTTCCTTCTTGCGCCGCGCATCGTGAGCCGCGTCGATCTCCATCTGCTTGGCACGGGCTGTGATCCTCTGCCAAACATCCATCTTGTTCGACTGAAAGAAAAGCATCTTGACCTGCTCTTCAAACTCGCGGGCAGACTCTAGAGCCATTTCTAGCTCCAGTGCCTTGCCCAGTGCAGATCCCTTGAAGCCACCAGCCTTGGCCTGCTTGACAACCTCAATCGCTTGCTCTTTGGCGTCGAAGTATTTGCCCAACACCGGCCCTAGCGATGCCACATCGTCAACGGTCTTGGAAACCTTTTTGACAAGCTGGACTGCCGACGATATGGCAGCGAGAGCGGTAATTGGATCTAGCATTTCAGCCGCCTTTGAAGTGTCCTGCAACCCATGTTGCGAATGCACCGACGCTACTGGCGATGGTCATACCCATCCAGAAACCACCTTTGCCCTTGTTCGCCAATGCGAGAAGCTCTTCAATCTGGCGCTCCATCTTGTCGAGCTTCTTGTCAATGACCTCGAACCGGCGCTCGTAGTCCTGGACACGCTGCCACATTGCTCCATACTTGATGGGGTCAATCTCGGGTTCCATGTCAGTCACTCCACGGTGTCCCATGTTGCGTGACAGGGTTCTTCTGCAAAGCAATTTGCTGCTCTAGAGCTTGCTCAGCAGATGCCTTATCAATTGATTGCCAGATCCAGCCCAATACCTGCTGCTCGGTCAGATTGGCATAGGGCACAGCCGGAGAGCCATCAGACCATGATGCAGTAGAGAAAATGCTTGCGCTGTAGTCCCCATCGGTTGCCGTAGCACGCCAATGAGCCGTAGTGACAAACCCGTTAGATGTGTTGCGGTCAAGCTGCGTAACGGTCCAAACAATCGTTGTCATGGTGAGTCCTTTACTTGGCTTCAAGCGCCGCGATGCGGGCGGTCAGGGAGGTGATGAGGGCTTGCTGCTCTTGGATGGCTGCGGTCAGCAGGGGCACAAGCGTGGAGTGATCCATCTGCTGAAATACCGGATCGCCCGCCTCGTTGACAGCATCTTTTTCGCCAACCACCGCATACGGCGCAACGGCCTGCGTTTCATGTGCCACAAACATTGGGCGCTCAACGGTCGCACCCTTCATAGTCCCCATGTAAGGTTTGAATTGCGAAACCGTTGTTAGCGCGTCAGTAACTGGGCCGCGAATGTCTTTTGCGCGGTAATCAGAGGTGGTGTTGTACGCGACCAGACCACCAGCACGGTTGTAGGTAATGTTGCCGCGAGTCGTGTCTGCTGTCTCAGTTCTAAAGTTAATAAAAATATTGTCGCCAGTTGTGGCGTTGTTCCACGCATCCATCGTTATGGCGCTTGCACCGCCAGTACTTTTAAACTCACCTCCACGAGTACCTACAACAGTAAGCCGGTTATCTGTGCTAATGACAGCGGCGGTATCACCAACCCGCAAATCACCCCCGTTCGTGATGCGGGCGCGTTCGGTGTTGTTGGTGCCGAAAGTCAGTGCATCGTTCTGCGTGTTCAGCAGGTCAAGACGGGAACCGTCTGTGTACAAGTACGCTCTACCAGAGCCTCCTGTGGACAGTGCCAGAATCGCAGTGGACGCCCCGTTGATGCTGATGTTGCCGCGATTGGTGTTGGTGTAGACAGCAGAAGTTCCACCAACGATCACGTTGCCGGAGGATTCGAGGCGCATTGACTCAGTACCACCTTCAGCAAAAGCAATAGTGTCAGCAGCCGGGAAGAAAATACCTGTGTTCAGATCTCCAGACGTAGTGATGGCTGGAGTTCCAACAGCACCCGCTGGGAACACCACGCCGCCAGTGCCTTTGGGTGTCAGTGCAATGCCAATGTTGGTGTCGCCACCAGTGGCCGACAAGGCCGGTGCGCCACCCGTTGCAGCGTTGGCTAGAGTCAGTTCATTGACCGCCGACGCCGTGCCTGTGAGTTTCAGCAATTCATTGCCGTTGGTGTCGATAACATCACCAACCAACTTCAGTTTTTTGCCAGAGCCAATGTTCAAGCCCACTGATGTGCCAGTGCCAGCAGCCGCAAAGACCGCATCCACTGAGTCCAAGTCTGTGTTTATCTTGGTCCCCCATGTATCGGTAGATGCACCGACTTCGGGTTTAGTAAGCAGCAGGTTTGTAGTCGTGGTATCAGCCATTTTTCACCTCATGCAGCAATTTGCCACGTTTCAGAGTTGTCGGAGATGGGAGTCCAAGTCTCGGGCGTATCGCTATCAGCGGCCCAGCTTGTCGAGTTATCAGAAACCGCAGTCCAGACCTCGGATGTGTCTGGGATGCTTGTCCATGTCTCTGATGTATCGGATTCCGGCGTCCATTTTAGGATAGCAGAAACGGATACGCTAGATGAGCAAACAACTGAAGAAGCAGCATTTAGTCTGCTTACAACCCTAATGGAAGTTTGCGACTGTGATGCAATCGATACCTGATTGTTGAATGTCCCAGTAGTGTTGATCGTAAGAGTAGATGCACCGTTAAGTTGAAGCGATGCTATGGGCACCCTGGTTGCGGCAAGCGACATCGAGCTTGCACTTGCAGCGGTAAATGATGCAATGCCATACCTGAGCGCAGATACGCTCATTGATGATGAACTTGCTGCCGAGCATGATGCAATTGCGTAACGAAGCGCCGATGCGCTCATCGTTGATGAACCAGCAACCGCAAAAGAAGATTTGGCAATAAGCGAAACAAAAACGCTGAGGCTAGATGTCGAACTAGCGTTAAATGCACCGACCGCGTACCTTAAAGCTGATACGCTTGCAGACGAAGATGACGAAGCCAATACCGATACATTGGCTGTTGTTTTTGCAGATACCGATACAGTAGAAGACGCAGAAACCAACACCGATATGTTGGCTGTTGTTTTTGCAGATACCGATACAGTAGAAGACGCAGAAATAGAAAAAGAAGCATCCTGAACCGCAGCAGCGCTTGGTAGCGCTGAAAACGGTATTTCAGAAAATGCAGAAAAGCCAAGCATTTTTTACTCTAAAGGCTCTTGTTGCTCTGGCGCAAACTCAAGCACCCACACCTGTCGCCACACACCATCGGCATCTTGTTGTGGCTCTTGCTCCACGGCCACCATGCCAAACTCGCGCGGCATGGTTGTCGGCAGAACCAAGGGAATGCCGGCCTCCTGCAAAGCCTGGACATTGACATTGGCAGGGATGCTGCCGTCTGCATTGAGTAGGAATTGCTTGGGCATAGTCAGAAGAATGTGATTACACGAACATAACCGTTGCCGCCGTTGCCGCCAGCGCCAGAGTTAACGCCATGACCTGCGCCACCTCCAGCGCCGCCGCCTCCAGGGTAGCCTCCATTGCCGCCAACGCCTGCTGTGGTTGTGCCAGAACCACCGCCACCGCCACCGCTACCACCAATAAAAAACGACGCGGCGTCAGCTCCATTGCCGCCAGCGCCGTTTGTTGCGCCAGCCGCGCCGCCTGAGCCAGTGATAGTAGAAGAATTATTGTAAGCCGCGCCTCCTAGCCCACCAGCGCCACCAAGATTAGCCGCAGTAGAGCCTGCCGTAAACCCGGCACCACCGCCGCCACCACCACCGCGATAGCCTCCGCGATTTCCTGTGCTTCCTGTGGAAGTTGTACCGCCAGCGCCATTTGAACTGTAGTTTGTGCTGCCGGATGAAAACCCATCTGCACCGCCGCCACCCCCACCGCCTGCGCTACCGCTAGTGGTTGTACCACCATTACCCAATGTGCCCGGCCTAGCAAGACCCCAAGAGCCAAATGATGTGTTTGTGCCATCATTACCGGCATTTCCCGAGGTGTCATCAGTGGTTCGTGCGGCACCGCCTGTGCCGCCAACGCCAACAGTAACTGTTTCAGTGCCCCCCAACGCAGCGGCGGGTATCCACAATTCGGATCTCCCGCCAGCACCGCCGCCGCCGCCGCCAGAAGCGGCGGTGGCAGAAGAACCCAACGCCCTTCGCCGACCAGACCCGCCACCACCGGCACCACCAAACATCAAGACATAAACCAGTTTCGCGCCTGCTGGCCTAGTCCATGTAGATGTGCCAGTAGAAGTGAACTCTTGGATGTCTGCGCTGACATTGCCCCAGGCAGCCGCAGCATTGGGGCCGGCAGAAATCAAGCCTTGCCCAGATGTTCCTAGATTATTACTAGCAACAACTGCATACTCTCCAGGATATGTGACAAAAACATCTTTGCTGTTTGAGCTAAAGTTAACGGCAGATCCGCTATTGCTAGACTCCAAAACAGTATCTCTGCTCAGGGTAGTTCCGCTTAACGTGTATGTGCCGATCCCAACCTCCCAAGTACCGGCAGCAGAGTCAACTATTGCATAAAAAGTCGTGTTACCGTCACCAATGACAGAAAAGGACTGATAACCAGAAGCTGCACCAGCAAGCGTAACTGTGCCCGTGCCGGCTGTGGTGGTTGTTTCTTTTACCCTGTCTTTTATCACCAAAGCCATATCAATACCTCAAGACAGAAATTCGCCTAGACGAATACCGCATCAATCACAAGAAACGCTCAATCAAGTCAGAGTAACGTCAAGATCGCCAACAGGAATGCGCAACACATCACCATCGTTGATGGTGCGCGAGGTGCTAAGAGCAGCCCAGGCCAGCATATTGCCACCAGTGGAAGCATCGAAGATTGCAGCCCATCCAATCGTTCCCCAATTGCCTCCAGAAGCCGCAGGGAACTCAATAGCCGCCGAGTTGGTGGCATTAGTCGGCGAGGTGCCTGAAACCGTGATCGTGCCGGTTGCAGTGCGTGCATAGCCGTTGCCGGACACCTCAGTGCCGCCGCCAGTGTCAGAAGGCGCAGCAGTGAAGAGTCCAACATACCAAGCAGTAGGCCGCGTTGCGCTGCCAGTGGTCAAGAGCCAAGTGAGAACTAGGTTCTCGGTGTAGTCGGTAAACGATGACATTTCAACACTCCTTTATCCAAAAGTCCTAGCACGCATCATGATAGCCCCGCCAGATGTCGCGCCGCGATCATCTGCAACCTGTATCGCCTCTAAGGCACTTGTGTACATTGAAGACCACACAGGAATCCTTGCATCATCCTTAAGGTATGGCGATGCCTGCATCAGCGAGCCATAGAGATACACATCAGGCGATGATGCCAGCAACCAGTTAGAAGCCACGGTGCTTGATAGCTTCGTGAGCTTCGCGTAGTAAGTCAATTCTGCCGTGTAGCTGTTGTCAGGCACAGGCAGCACGCGAATCTGTCCTCCAACGATGCTGAAGTATTGAGGCTTGCCAGGAGACAGGTACATCGTTGACTTCATCAAGTCCATCGCATCAATCGACTCAAACGCCAGAGCGGTCACCGGGTTTGTGTTGAGCTTGATCGACTTGGTTTCCAAGAAGTCGGCAGGAACCGCGCTGTATTCGGTATCGATTGCAGCCGTAGCCCTTACGATCATCTGACGGGTGCGCAAAGTCCTCTCAATCTGCGCCTCGGCCAGAGAGATAAAGTCAGGCACCACCGCCGTCAGATCGGTTCGGTTGAGCCAATCCGCGACAGACGATTTCAACTCGTTGTAAGTGGTCAGGGCCATTACGATTCCCTCGCTTTTTCCAGATCCTTGATCGCCCAAGTGTGGTCATGCTTGAACTCAAAGGTTCCGACATGGCCGATCTCTTTCGAGACATCATGGTCAATCCAGATTTTAAAGCCAGCCTCGCGGGATTTTTTACAGAAGAACACATCTTCGCCGATATAGCCGCGCTTGTCATGCCGCCAAGGGGTTTCATACCACGGCTCGCCCAAAGCCTTGAAGACTTCAGCCTTAATCATCATCACGCCCATGCCGACTGAGCCAACTTCTTGCAGGCCAGTGCTTTCAGGCATTGTCCATACAAGCTCACGATCCCCGTTTTCCTTGTAGATCTGAGCAGTCGGTCCTGTAGGCATACG